TGGGACGGCCTGGCACTGGGGCGCCGCCGGTCGGTGGTTCGGGAGCTGGTGACGGTGAAGCTGTTCCCGTCGGCGAAGGGCCCGTCGTTCGATGTGAAGTCTGTCGAGGTACTCGACGCCTGACATGCTTGGGGCCGCCCGCGACGCCGGTGGCGAGCGTCTGTGGCGGCCTCGGGGTGAAGCTGTGATCAGGTTGCTGCCGGCTCAATGGCCAGCTTCTCGTAGGCGCAGAAGGCTGCGTCTCTTGCGTACTGGATGTTTCTAGGGACCGTCTTGTCGACGACCAGGAAGTGGCGCCCGTCCTCGGTGTCGATGCCGAACGCGTGTGGACCGTGCAGGTCCGTCACGATGAGTTCGACGTCTAACACAGGCTGTTCACTGTCCATACACGTGCCCCTCCCGTACCCGAAACCCGCGCTCAACGGGGTGGAGGAACCACGTTGCCACGTTGTTTCCTGTGGCGCTAGAGGTTCTACATCATTCGATTCGAACAAACGTTCACTCGGCCGGGCGGTCAACCGCTTCAGTGTCCTTAAATGCCTCGCGATGCCTCTGAAGTGGCCTTCCGCCACGCTGGAGTACGGCTTCGAGGGCTCTTGCCTCGATCTCCTGGACCTCGCTTAGCGGGGTGTCCGGCGCAAGGACTCCAACCACCGCAATGACCGTGTTCCGCACGATCATCCCGACGCCCTCGGGCGCATCGGCCGGAGGGTCCTCGATCTCATAGCGGGTGGTGGCTGGGGGCTGTGCCGCTCCTGGTTCGAGGGTGGGCTCGCCGCCGGCTCGCACGTTCCGTGCGCTCTCCCGCGTCCAGCCGAGGACCTCCGCAATAGGGGCCAGGGTGGATGGTGTGCGTTTGTAGTCGTTCCCCCGCTGTTCAAGGTTCTTGACGCTGCCGAGCGAGACGCCCGCAGCATCGGCCACGCGCTGCCTGCTTAGGCCAAGCGCAGTGCGGCGCTCAAAAAGAGCCCGTGCCAGGCGATCCCATTCCTCACTCATGTGCCACATGATGCCCCATGAGGGGCAACCCTTTGCAACGCGTGCGGGCTATTTGACCTCCCCTTGGCTAAAACTAGACAGCAGGAATGGTTGTCTAGCGTTTGTTGCCCAATGGTTGCCCGCTCGATACCCCTAAGGGTTGTGGTTAGGCAACCAATACCCTATGGTTGCCTCATGCAGGCCAACGGATCAGCCATCCGAGCTCTACGGGTGGCGCATCGAATAGGCATCCGGGGACTCGCCGACTCGGCGAAAGTCCACCGCACCTACCTCTCGCGTTTGGAGCGCGGGCAGCGCGGAGCGACGGACGAAACGATCATCCGGATCGCCGAGGCGCTGGCCGTTCCCGTCGAGGCGATCACGCGGGATGCGGCATGACCCCAACGGAGCGCAAGCGGAACGAACGCGACCGCATCTTCCAGGCCGGTTGGGACAACGCGGCCAAGATGCCGCCACTTACCGAACGACAGGTCGAACGCTGCGCCTTCCTGATCGCGCCCGCATTCGACGCGACCCCCGCCGCGCTGCCGACAGCGGCGTAGCAAACGAGCCCGCACCTGCGTGAACAGGCCGGGCTCCGGACCAGAGAACCCATCGAGAACCGAGAAGCACCGAAAGGAACTGGTCACGATGAGAGTACCAACCATCGCCCCTCCGCCGCTTCCGCCCGGCCACACCCGTGCCGCCGCGGTACTGCGCGACCTGCGCGCCGCCGACACCTCGTGGACCGCGCTCGGCATGCGCCGCCCGGTCGCGCCGACGCCGGCCGCGCCGCTGACGCTGACCGACTGGTCCGCGCGGCTCGCGTCCGACTGGGAAAGCGTCGACGCCCAGCTCAACCGCCTGCGCGTCCGCATCGCCGCCGAGCAGGTCGGGCTGGAGCGCAGTCACGCCGTGGCGGTCTGCATGCTGACGCAGCCGCTGTTCGCGGAGCTGGCCGACTTCGCCGCCGAGATCGACGACGACCGCGGGGCGCTGTGCGGGCACGTCAACGCCGAGCGCGTGCTGCTCGCCGCCCTGGCGCCGCTCGCGACGGTGAAGGCCGAGGTGGCGAAGTGAGCAGTCCGGACCGCCACCACATCCTGAGCGTGCTCGCCGACGCCCGCAACAGCGCGCAGGGCCGCGCGCAGTTCTACCGCACCCAGCCGTACCCGGCGATGACCCTAATCGCCGAGGACCACGCCTACTCGCTGGCGCTGCTGATGGACGCCATCGACGCCGGCCTGCTCGAGCAGCTGCACGACGACGCGCAGCAGCGACTGCTGGCCGGCGTCGCCGACGCCGAGGCCGAAAGCGAGGCAGCGGTCGACGAGGGGCTGACCATCCAGGACATGCGCGCCGTCTTCGGCGAGCCGGTTGAGGGCAGCGACTACGACGTGATGCCAGACCTGCCCGAAGGCGGGGTCCACTGATGGCCGCCGTGACGTCCGCCCTTGCTTACTCCGTAGCGACCGGCGACTACACCATCGAGCAGCTGGAGGGCGAAGCCTGCGCCAAGTGCGGCGCCGACTTCAGGCCCGGCCAGGACCTCGAGCTCGTGTTCAGCGGCGACGACTACGACCTGTACGCGCACGTCGATTGCGGATCGGTGGCGTCGCGATGAACTCCCTGACGATCCGCGACGTCGCGATGTCCCCGAAGGTGGCAGCCGAGCTGCTGGCCCTGGCCCCCGATGTGCCGCCGGTCATGACCGACGACGCTGTGGTGGCCGCGATCGGCTCGGTGCTCGACGCGCACGGCGGCGACATCACGCTGTGCCTGGCCGACCTGGCCTACGCCTACGGCGATCATCCGGCAGAGGTGGCCGCACGCATGTCGCGCGCTGTGGTCTACACCTCGCGACTGCTCGATGTGGAGGCGTAGCCATGGATCGGAGACAGCACATGAGCGACCCCTACCGCCACCCGGCCGGCCGTACCTGCGGCGTCGTCGTGGCCACGTGGGCCGCGCTCGCCGGGCTGCTGGCGATGCTCGTGCGGAAGGCGGGGCGGTGATGGCCATGCCCCCAACCGAGCACGTCCTGATGGCACTGGGCGTCCAGCGCACCGCGCAGCTGGAGCTGGCCAAGCACGTGAAGGCCACCGCCCCCTACGCGGACGCGCTGATCACCACCCACACCGACACCGCCCGCGCCTGCGAGCTGCTGCACCGGGCCGTCACCGACGGGCTGCTGACCGAGTTGGAGGCCCGCTATGGCTGACACCGAATGGGCCGCCCAGGTGGTGGATCTCAGGCCCGGACTGTACTGCCGCCCCATGGTCGAAGCGACCGGGCCCGCCCTGGCCGATCTGGTCCGCCACGTCGTCGAGCTGCTGGCCGACTCCATCCACGACGGCGACGAGCGCGCGACCGCCTGGTCCGACTACGTCATCGCGGTCGGGAACCTGAAGGCCGCCGACGACGACACCCGCCCGGACCGCGAGGTCGACGTCGCCGACGCCTGGGAGGCGCTGGAGGCCGAGCTGCCGGGCGCGATCCGGCTGTCGCTGGTCGACGCCTGCGCGGTCGGGCGGCTGCTGGACCGGACCGCGTCCGGAGCGCTGCACGAGATCGGAAGGAGCACGCGATGACCGAGATCGCTATCCGGGCCGCGAGTCTGCCCGAAAAGATCGACTACGCCGACCGGCTGTGTAACGCCGTGCTGCTGCCCGCCCAGTACCGCGACAAGCCCGCGAACATCCTGTGGGCCATCGAGTACGGCGAGACCCTCGGCATTACCCCGATGGCTGCCATCACCGGCGTCCACGTCATCGAGGGCAAGCCGTCCGCCTCAGCCGCGCTCATCTCCGGACTGGTCCGCCGCGCCGGCCACAAGTTGCGCGTCACCGGCGACGCCTTCTCCGCGACCGCGCAAATCATTCGGGCGGACGACCCCGAGTACACGTTCTCGGTGACGTTCACCATCGAGGACGCCAGGACGGCGGGACTGACCGGCAAGCCGGTCTGGAAGAACTACCCGGCCTCGATGCTCAAGTCCCGCGCGATCACTCAGGTGGCCCGGGACGCCTGCGAGGAGATCCTGTTCGGGCTGCACTACACCCCGGAAGAGCTCGGCGCCGAGACCGACGCCGACGGCAACCCGGTGGAGCTGCGCACGGCCCAGCGCGGCGCGATCCCCCAGGACGAGTGGCAGACGCCAGCGCCGGCGGTCTTCCACACCATCGATCCGGGCCTCGGCGCTACCGCAGAGGACGCCGAGGTTGTCGAGGTTGTCGAGGACCCCAGGGCCAGCATGGAACAGCGGGCGGCGGTCGGCGGCGGCCTGCGCGCAGTGCGCGGCCTAACCGACCCGGTGGAGATGCTTGCGGCAGTGCAGCAGATCGTCGGACGCGAGCTGGCCGGCCCGACCGAGCTGACGCCCGAGGAGGCCGACCTCGTGGTGGCGACGCTGCGCGAGGAGCAGAAGGCAAAGACCCGAGCCGAGCGGCAGGCGTCCGAAGCGGAGATCACGCCGGACGTGCCGCCGACCTACGCGTCCGGCAGCCAGCTGACGACGCTGAAGCAGGCGCTGGCCGGGATCGGCATCGAAGGCCGGGCCGCGCTGCTCGCCTGGTGCGGCGGCAAGCTCGAACGCCAGATCGGCGCGATGAAGGACCTGACCGCCGAAGAAGCCGACCGGCTGATCGCCGAGCTGTACGCGCCGCTGATGGACAACACGCTGCTGATGGACCGGCTGACCGCCGCCATGCAGGCCTCGGCGACGTCCGACGAGCTGGCCGACGTGTCCGAGCGCGTGTGGACCGAGCACGAGGCCGGGAACCTGACGCAGGCCGAGGTGTCGAAGCTCCAGGACATCAGTCTGGCCCGCGAAAGCGAGCTGGCTACAGCAGGAAAGGCAGCAGCATGAGCGCCGAGACAGCGGCCGTTTTTGAAGAGGCCGCCAACGTGATCCGGCGGAACGGCTTCTACAAAGGTTCGATGTTCCGCTTGCTGGCCGGTAAGCGGGCGGCAGAGTGCCCGGTCTGCACCTGGGGCGCGCTGGCGATCGCAGTCTGCGGAACGCCCGAGCTGCCGACCAACCGGGAGGTCCGCCAGGTGCTTCCTGTCGTCAAGACCCTGGCCCGCTTCCTGGGCCTGGGTACCGCTGGCGACGACGCCATGTGGACCATCCCGGACTGGAACGACCACCCCGACCGCACCGCCGAGCAGGTCATTGCCGCGCTGGAGGCTGCGGCCCAAGCCGAATGGGAGGTCGCATCATGACCCGCCACCCGCACCGCACCTGGCGTCGCGCCGCCACCCACGCCGCCGTCGCCACGCTGCTGGCCGCCGACGCAGCCGCGGTCGGCGTCGCAGCCTTCCGCGACCGCGGCAACGCGCCGACGCTCATCGGAGCGGTCGCCCTGGCCTACGCCGCGTTCCTCACGCTGTGCCTGGCGGTCTCGGCGGCCTGCTCGACCGGCTGGCACGCCGGCCGCGGCGCCTACGTCCGGCGCCGGTACGTCGAGACGCACCGGCCGCCGTTGTCGCGGGCCACGATCGCGGCGATGCGGCAGCGCGCGCACGCCGAGGAGCGGGCCTACGTCGAGCACACCGCCCAGCCGTCGCCGACGGTGCTGCTGCCGCGGCTGGACGACACCGTGGTGCTGGAGGTCGTCCACACGGCGCCGTGGGACGACTGGTTCCGGACGGCGGCCGGGGTCGGGGGCCGATCGTGACCCGGCCGCGCCTGCTCGACCTGTGCTGCTACGACGGCGGGGCCGCCATGGGCTACCACCGCGCCGGCTTCGAAGTCGTCGGCGTGGACATCGAGCCCCGGCCGAACTATCCCTTCGAGTTCCACCAGGCCGACGCCGTGGAGTTCCTCAAGCTGCACGGCCACGAGTTCGACGCAGGCCACGCCAGCCCGCCGTGCCAGAACAAGTCCGCACCGACGCTCGGCACGAACGCCGCCCGCAACGCGGCGACCGGGCGCACCCACCCAGACCTGATCCCGCCGATCCGCGAGGCGTTCATCGCCAGCGGGCTGTCCTGGGTCATCGAGAACGTGCCCGCGGCGGCCCTACGCCGGGACCTGGTGCTGTGCAACGAGATGTTCAAGACCGAAGGCGTCAGCGTCATCCAGCACCGCGTATTCGAGTGTGGCGGCTGGACGCCCCCGCAGCCGAAGCACGTCAGGCACCGCGGCTACGTGCGGGGCTGGCGGCACGGGGTGTGGCGCGACGGGCCCTACGTCCAGGCCTACGGCAAGGGCGGCGGCAAGGCCACGGTCGCCGAGATGCAGGAGGCGAAGGGCATCGACTGGACCGACGATCACTTCGCACTGCGGGAGGCGATCCCGCCGGCCTACGCGGAGTACGCCGGACGCCACCTGATGGCCCACCTGACGGGAAGCGCCGCGGCGCCCCTCGAAGCCCTCACTGCCGTCCCCCTCTTCGAGGAGATCCCCATGTCCCAGCCTCCCACCATCCCCCTCGGCGCCCCGGCGTCGTGGTCCCGCGTCGTCGTCGACCGCGCCGGCTCGCAGTGCGAGTGCACCGGCGGCTGCGGCGCCACCCACTCCCGGACGCAGGGCCGCTGTCCGCGCCGTCACGGCGGCTGGCACAACCGGCGCGAGACCCGCCTGATCCTGGCGCCTCGCAGGCCGCTGACGCCGCTCGCTCAGGCTGTGGCGCTGCCGGACGCGGAGCTGATGGCGGAGTGCGAGGAGTGCCTGAAGGGCGCGGAGAAGCTCGCGAGAGCGCCGCGCCCGTAGAGACCGCCGGTGCGCCCCGTTGGTGACTCTCGGGACCCCGCACCGGCTGCTGGAGCGGCCCGTAACCCCCTGACGGCGGTGCTCCAGCCGCCCGGCAGTCGCCTGGAAACGGCTGCCGGGCCCTAGACCAACTGACCGCCGGGCGCGTGCTGGGGAAGCGCGCAACGCCCGGCACCGGCCGCCCGCGTTGCGTGGGGCGGAACGCGGGCGGCCAACCAGACGTGAACACGACGAAGGACACCGATATGACGAACACCGACCTGCTGAAGCGCACACTCCAGCACATCGAGACCCACCCCAACGAGTGGGACCAGGAACGCTGGGTCACCAAGACCGACTGCGGCACCTCCTACTGCTTCGCCGGATGGGCGCTGATGCTGTCGGAGGTACCGATTATCGCCACTCAGCTCAACGAGCCGACGGTGGAGATCGACAACCTGAGCCGCGCCCTGGCGAGGGCGGGCATGAGCGCCATCGTCAACCCAGACGACTGCTGGAGCGGTACCCGCATGACGGTCCGCGACGCGGCCGAGACGCTACTTGGCCTCAGAGGCAGGGCGCTTCCCGACCCGGAGGATAACGGGTTGTTTGCCTGCGCCGCCGACGTCCTGTTCGAGGCGGACAACAGCCTCGACGATCTGCGCGAGTACGTCGCCGGACTGTGCGGCGAGACCACCGAGACGGCGGCCTTCTGATGCCCGGCTGGCGTTTCAGCGGCGGCACCTCCCGCCCGGACCCCACCGTCATTCCCTGCACCAGCGACGCCTACGCGACCGCCAAAGCCGCCGCCCGCGTCCTGGAGTACTGGGACGCCCGGGTCTACGTGTGGGACGACGACGGCACGCCCGTGGTGTGCTGCGTGCGGCGCGGGGAGCCGCCGGAGAACCCGGAGTTCCTGCTGCCGGGCCGCCAGTTGGTGGTCGGCTGCGACGGCGGCTGGCGGATCGAGGCCGCGCCGGCTGAGGCGGTGGCATCGTGAACGCCCGCGGCACCGGCACGACCATGGCCCAGCTGCTCGGCGACGACCTCGGCCCGCGCGAGAACAGCGCCGCCGAGAAGACGTACGCGGGCCTGTGCATCAACCGCCACGCCCGCGACGAGGACGACCGGCAGCTGCTGCACGCGGCGCTGTTCGGCGAGCCGCGCGTCAAGGGCCCGGCCGGGTTCAAGGGCCGCGCCCCGGGCGATGAGACCGGGCTGCAACCGCACGGCACCGAAGCTGCGTACCAGCGGCACAAGCGGCGTCGCGAGCAGGCGTGCGAGCCGTGCCTGGCCGCCGCCAGCAAGGCGAATGTTGAGAGCTGGCGCAAGGCGAACGAGCCGGTGGCGGTACTGCGGGCCAAGCCCGGGAGCCGCTACCGGTACCCGGAGCCGCTCGGCGATGCGGGGGCGTCCTACCGCCGCCGGGTGCGGGAGTGGGGCCGGGCGCAGGGGTGGCCGGTGCATGCGCGGGGGGTGGTGCAGGCGTGGCTGCTGAACGCGTACTGCGACGCCACCGGGGACGTGTGGGGCGGGGCTGAGGCGTGATGGCCGCCCCGTCCAGGCCGCGAACGTGCCCGACCGCCGCCGACTACCGCGTGGCGGGCTACCACGTCGGCCGGTGCGCGGTGTGCGGGCAGCTGGCGCCGGTGTATGGCGGGCGGCTGGTTGCGCATCCGACGCTGCGGCGCCTGGTGCAGCAGGGCGGGCGGTAGCGGTGGGCAGCGTCGTGTCAGTCCGCGCTGGTACGGCGCTGCTCCGCCTCGTGCTGCTCCAGCAGCTCGGCCGCGTGCGCCTTGACGTACTCACCGACCCACGCCGGGACGATCGTCATCACCGGTTTGTTCCGGTGCGTGATGTCCGTCATCGGCAACTCGCCGAGCTCCGGGCGCGACTGGCGGATGCCCTCGCTGATCTGGCCCAGCACCTTGTAGACGTCGCCGGTGGCGTACTCGGTCACGGTCACTTTGGGCTCCATGGTCACGTGGGGATTGTACGCAGACTTGCGCTACATCCTAACTTCTCACGTCTTGCTCCACAAGAAAATAGTGCATTACAGGAACTTCAAGAACTTCGTTAAGATGAGTCCAGCACCACGCACCACCAGCCACATCAGCACACGAACAGGAAGGCGGAGTACGTGACGGACCAGGAGTCACCACCGGCTCGCGTACCCGTGCGGATCGACTTTGAGATCAGCTCGGATGCGCACCACTGCTGGCCGGTCGGCAAAGCCGGGACTGCTGCTTTCGGCCTCTTCATGCTCTGCGGGTGCTGGAGCGCCCGCAGCGAGCAGCCCGGCCACGTGCCGGAGTCCATAGCCGCCAAGTACGGCGACGCCGAGTGGGATCAGTACGTGATGCGGCTCGTCGCAGCCGGCATGTGGAAGCCGGTGGAGGGCGGCTGGCAGATGGTCCCCGTGCCGATTCCGTTCAAACCGCTGTACCGATTCCGTCCGGTCTACCGCCGCGACCCCATTCCCGCACACTTGCGTGACGCCGTCATGGAACGCGACGGGCACGCCTGCGTTCTGTGTGGCGCGACCGAGGATCTGACGCTCGACCACATCCGCCCGTGGTCGCTCGGCGGCCCGGATACCTACTCGAACCTGCGCGTGCTCTGCCGGAGCTGCAACAGCTCCAAGGGAGCGCGTGTCTGATGCCCTGGGTCCGCTTTGATGACCAGTTCCCGATTCACAGGAAGCTTGCAGGCCTGTCGGATGCTGCATTCCGCCTGCACGTCTCGGCGATCTTCTGGTGCGCCCGCAACCTCACAGACGGTGTGGTGCCAGTAGGGGATCTCGAGGACGTGTCAGCGCGCGTGCGAACGCCGACTCGCTTCGCGGCCGAACTCGTGATTCGCCGACTCTGGCATCTCGGCGACGAGGAGTGCGATTCGGAACAGTGCGTCGCGGCCGGAGCGCCCGGCATCGACGGCTGGGTGATCCACGACTACCTCGAATACCAGCCTTCGCGAAGCAAAGTGCTTCAGACGCGCGAGGAGCGTAAAAAGGCTGGCGCAGAGGGCGGACGCAAGTCCGGCGAGACTCGTCGTAGCAGGTCAACAGGGCCTCGAAGCAAAACCGAAGCAAAACCGAAGCAGGGTGCTTCGCGTTTGCTTGAACCCCGTACCCGCTCTTCTCTTCGAGAAGAGGGTACGGGCGGCGCACCGCTGCGCGGTGGCGCTGCGCCGCCCGTACCAACCCCCACGCACACCCTCACGAGTGGTCGAGTCGTCTGCGCGACCCACCAACTCGAACTGCCCTGCCGCGGCTGCGCCTCCGATCTCGTCGCCGCCGACGTTGATGAGGACCTTGACCGCCGGCCGCCGAGCCGAGACGCGGTACGTGCCCAGCTCGCTGCGAACCGCGGCATGCACAACGGCAAGTCCACGTGGCTCGGGCCGCCGCTGGAGCTACAACCCGACCCGCAGGAGGCATGACCATGCCCCGCACTAGCCACGCTGCCGCCGACCTGCGCCAGGCCGTCATCGGCATCCTGTCCCGCCCCGGCGGCATCGAGCAGCAGGCCGACGAGATCTGCGCCGCCGTCGCCCGCGCCGGCAAGCAGCAGGCGGCCGAGGCCAAACCGAAGTGCCAGGCGCCCGAAGACCCGCACCTCGGCACCGAGCTCGTCGGCGGCCGGTGCCCGATCTGCCACTGGAGCCCGGCATGACCCGCATCCTGATCACCGGCTCTCGGCGCTGGACCGACATCGCCACCGTCAAAGCCGCACTCGCCCGCGCCATCGCCGAACACCCCGGCCCGGTCACCGTCGTACATGGCGATGCCCGCGGCGCCGACCAGCTCGGCGAGCTGGTCGCCTCCTCGGCCTGGCCGCACATCACCATCGAACGCTGGCCAGCGGACTGGAGCGGCCCGTGCCGCCCGGCCTGCAAGCCGGATCACCGGCGCTACCGTCCCGGCGGCGGCGACTACTGCCCGGCCGCCGGGACCTACCGCAACGCCGAGATGGTCGCCGCCGGTGCTGATCTGTGCCTGGCGTTCCCGATCGGCAAGTCGGCTGGCACCCGCGACTGCATGCGCAAGGCCGCCGCCGCCGGGATCCAGGTGGTCAACCTCGGCGAATCGAGGCGCGCATGACCCCGCCCCCGCCGCGCTGCCCCGGCGGCAAGCGCTTCCGCACCGAGCGCTACGCACGCCGCTACGCCTGGGGGCAGGAGTCGAACCCGGAGCTGCGGCCCACGCCGGTGCAGTGCGAGGCGCCAGAGTGCGGCGGCGCGTGGCACCTGGTGGCACCGAACAACGAGGCCCGACCCCCGCACCTGCCCGCGCAGGACGCGGAGACCGACAGAACTGGAGATAGAACATGAGCGAGAAGACCATCAGCGACCGCGAAGCCGAACAGCTCCGCGAGAAGATCGCGTTCATCAACGGCCACGGTGCCTACCGCACCGTCATGACCGATGCCGAGTCCGCCTGCGGGATCCTGCCGCGCTGCACGTCGCCCGATCACCCCGCTGAAGACCGCGAGTCGCAGTGGGACGTCCTGGACTGCTGCGAGGCGTACCCGCTGATCGAGACCTGGCACGAGCACATCGCCTCAGTCTGGGTGGACTCGCTGTACGTCATCCCGGCGCTGCTGGACGAGCGCGACCAGCAGCGCAAGGAGCTGGCCGAAGCCCGCGCCACGACGACCGCCGCCTACCGCGAGCGCGCCCACCTCGTCGCGCTGCTCGCCGCCGTCTACCCGGCCGAGTTCCGCGAGAACCCGGACCCTGACTACGCCGACTGGCCGATCATCTACGTGCAGCTGCCCACCGGACAGGCGTCGTGGCACATCTCGCCGAACGACATGGACCTGTTCCCCGGCGTGCGGTTCGGCACCGACGCCGAGTGGGACGGGCACACCACCGATGCGAAGTACGACCGCATCGACAAGATGACGCACATGCTGCACGTCGAGGGCGGCATCGAGGCCGTCGGCGGGCATCGGGGCGCACGGTGAGCGGCGAGCAGCAGGACGGGGCGGCCGAGGCGGTCCAGCGGTTCGCGGACGCCTGGCGCGACCCCCACGCCTACGTCCACGAGGCACGCAACGGCACCCTGCTCATTGCGAGGGATGACCACCGCACAGTGCGCCTGACCGAGCCGCAGCTGCGCGCCGTCCTGGCCGAGCGCGACGCCCTAGCGAAGCGGGTTGCGCACCTTGACAGCGCGCGTGACTCGGCGGTGCGCGAGTGGAGACGCGAGCACGATGCCGCCGACGCGCTTCAGGCCGAGCGCGACGCCCTCGCCGCGCGGGTCGCGGAACTGGAGGCCGAACGCGAGGCGGACACGCGGGTGGTGGCGGAGCTGCGGACGGCCTACAGCCAGGGCGGCCGAGGCTGGGCCGAGACCGACGCGCTGATCGCCCGCTTCGCCGACCGAATCGCCGCGTTGGCCGAGACGAGCGGCATATGAGCGGGCATCGAACGGTCCTGACGCTCGGCGGCGGCCGAGCCGTGGTGACCCTCAACGGCAAGGTCCTCTCCGACGAGCCCTACACCCCGGCCAGCGACTACATCCGCGAATGTATCGCCGCTGGCCTGTGCACCCGCTGCGACGGCAAGGGAGTCACCGAGTACTGGATCGGCACCGAGGAGCACCTCAAGTGCGATACCTGCGGTCGCCGCTGGTTCCGGGGCTACCCCTATCGCGAAGTCCCGCTCTTTGACACCGCAGACGGCGAGACCGTCGGCGCCGCCCCGCAGCAGCCCGAACGCGCCGCCGACGCGGACGGGAAGGCGAGCGACCAGTGACCTTCGAGCCCATCGACCACGACGAGACCGAAGACGCGCCGCCCGTCACGCGCCGACGGGTCGCCGGCCGCCGAGCTGAACGCCGCCGCTACGCCATCCTCGGCGCCCTCACCGAACACGGACCAACCCCCGCCCTCGACCTGGGCAAGCGGCTACGCCGCCCCGCCGGCACCATCTACCCCGACCTCGCCGCCCTCGAGAGCGACCGCCGCATCGTCGGCGAATGGCTGCCCGGACCGTGGCCCCGCCGCCGCCTCTACCGGCTGCCCACCGACGACGAACGCGCCGCCCACATGCTCGACGTCGCCGTCATGGAGGAACGCCTCCGCCGCGGCCTCCATGCGGCCGCCGACCAGATCCGACCGGAGGAACAATGAGCGACGACACCACGGCGCCCCCGAGCCGCGCCCGACTCCCACTCGGCGTCGCCGGCAGCTGGTACGACGACGAACCCGTCACGGATGAGCAGCTGGCCGGGCTGAACGCCAGCGTCGAGGACGGAGAGCTGCCCAGCTACTCGCGGTTCGTCGTGCGCAAGCTGCTGCGCGAGGTGGAGCGACGGCGCAGCCTGGAGGACAGCTACATCGTCGCGCTGGACCAGTGCAGCGTGGGCGACCTCCAGCAGGCGGTCGCAGAACGCGACGAGGCCCGTGCAAAGGCCGACGCAGCCATGGCGGAACTCGCCGCGAAGGTCGGCGAGGCCGACCGACTCCGCGACGAACTTGCCGAAGCCCACGCCAGCCACAACCCCCTGCTGCGCTGCATCCTCGTCAAAGCAGCCCCCGACCGTGACCTGTACATCGGCTGGTCCAACAACGTCGAAGCACCCACCGGCATCTGGACCCGCGCCGAAGCCCTCAACTACGGCTTCCCCCGCTCACGCCTCGACCGCGCCGACCGCAACGGCACCAGCTCCATGGTCCCCGGCAGCGGCCAATGGGACGACGACGGCTTCATCGCCGAACAACGCGGATGGCTACGACGCGACCGTCTCGCAGACTACGCCCAGGCCTACGCCCGCGAGGACTACGAAGCGGCCTGGGACCTGCTCGAACCCTTCGAAGACGAAACCGAGGTGCGACGTGGCTGAGCCCGGCGTGCTCGTCGTGCGCGACGACGGCGTCATTCCCGTCAACGCCGGCATCCCCGTTGTACACGGACTCGTCGACGCCATCGAACAACTCGTCAACAGCCTCGGCATCCCCACCCGCGAACAACCCGAACACGAGCCCACGGAGGAGCAATGAACGGCACCGACTGGCTCCGCAGCCTGATTAAGCGCAAGCCGAAGTACGCCACCGGCGGCTACATAGCCGGCCCGGGCACCGGCGACATGCCGCTCGCGCCAATTGGCCAAGGCGGCTGCGTGTTCCCGCTGCCAGCCACACCGCCTGCCAACAGCCACTTCGAACTACGCGAGCCCACAGAAGCCGAAGCTGAGGAGTTTGCGCAGCAGCTGACCAAAGCCATCGTCGCACCCCGCGTCCGGCCCAGCCGCGAACACACCGAGGCGATCACCAAGCAAGCCACCGAGCGCGCGCGACAACAACGCATCGAGATGAACGGCTGCACCTGCGCCTACATCTACAGCCGCTGCTACTGCCAAGCACAAACGGCCGCGCAACACTAAGACTTGCCGCTGGTGGTGTCAGGACATGGACCTCCGACTGGTCAGCGGCAAGAAGGGGAAGGGACGCCCCGACGAAGCCCCGGCAGCGATCGGCTGCCGGGGCTTCACCACGTAGGCGGACACCGCCGTGCTTCCGGCCAAGGTTCTGCGACGGCGCCCGGATAGAGCATCCCGCCACGTAGTGAGCCGAAGCGGCATGATCGTTTTAACGGTGACGACTCGCACGAATGTTCGACTACAACGCGCACGTCTGAGACGATCAGCACGCGGCACATACCAAACCCGACACGCGCGCGAGGTCCGATGGCAGGCAGGCCGATTACCGCCGAGGAGGTTGAGCAGATTCGGCAGCATCACGCCGCCGGTCTGTCGCTGAACGCCACCGCGAAGGCGCTGGGGCGGCCGCTGACGAGCGTTCGGCGGGCCGCGATGAAAGCAGGCCTGTCCTGGGACCGGACGCGCACAGCGGCCGCCGTGGCCGCGCAGAAGGTGGACTTTGCGGCACGCCGGGCCGCGCAGCAGCAGCGGTACCTGGAGCTGGTCGACGAGATCCAGCAGCGTATGGCCGCCGAGTACGAGCATGCGCAGCCGGCCGGATCCGAGGGCAAGGTGCAGCGGTGGAAAACCACGCGGCCGCCGGCCCGCGACCTCGCCGACCTGATGCGCGCCGCCACAGCAGCGTCCGGTGCCGAGCTGCGCCTGGCCGACTACCGCTCCCGCGACAACCACGACGACGCCGGCGAGATCGTGCTCGCGTTCGACGTCGCGGTGCGCCGCGCCTACGCCGAGCAGCAGCAACCTGAGCCGGACGCGTAGTGCTCTCGCCGAAGCAGATCACCGCCTACTGCGAGTCCGACGCCAGGATCAACATCTGGGAAGGCGCGGTCCGGTCCGGCAAGACGATCAGTTCGCTGATGCGGTGGCTCGCCTACGTCAAGACCGCGCCGCGCCGCGGCGAACTCGCCGTCATCGGCAAGACCACGCACTCGGCCTACCGCAACGTGTTCGCGCCGCTGATGGACCCCGGCATTGTCGGCGCCACCGTCGCCCGCTCGGTCACCTACACCGCCGGCGCCCCGACCGGATCGATCCTGGGCCGCGAAATCCACGTCATCGGCGCCAACGACGCTAAGGCCGAGCCGAAAGTCCGCGGGCTCACGGGTGCCGGCGCGTACGTCGACGAGGCCACGGTGCTGCCGCGCGACTTCTGGAACCAGCTGGTGGCGCGGCAATCCACACCCGGCGCGAAGATCTTCGCGACGACAAACCCGGACTCGCCGGCGCACTGGCTGCGCACCGAATGGCTCACCGGCAACAACCCCAGCGTCCGCAGCTGGCACTTCACCCTCGACGACAACCCGTTCCTCGAACCCGACTACGTCGCCCACCTCAAACGCAGCTACGTCGGCCTGTGGTACCAGCGATTCATCCTCGGCAAGTGGGTCGCCGCCGAAGGCGCCATCTACGACATGTTCGACCACGAACAACACCTCGTCGCACCCGCGCGAATCCCGCCGATCCTCGACTGGATCGTCACTGGCGTGGACTACGGCACCTCCAACCCGTTCCACGCCGTCCTTGTCGGCCGCGCCGCCGACAAACGCCTGTACGTCACCGCCGAATACCGGTACGAGTCGGCGAAGGCTCAGCGGCAGCTCACCGACAAGGCCTACTCCGAGGCCTTCAGGCGCTTCCTGGCGACCGCCCGGATCCCGCGCACAGAGTTCCGCGGCGTCGCCCCGCGGTACGTCGTCGTCGACCCGTCAGCGGCCTCGTTCCGGGTGCAGCTGCACCAGGACGGCACGCCGTCGTGGCCGGCCGACAACGACGTCCTGGACGGGATCAGGACCGTGTCGAACGTCCTCGGCAACGACCGGCTTCGGATCTCGAAGGCCTGCAAGGCCCTGATCGACGAGATGTCCGGCTACTCCTGGGATCCGAAAGCTCAGCTGATCGGCGAAGACAAGCCGCTGAAGGTTGCCGACCACGGCCCCGACGCGCTGCGGTACGCCCTGCACACCACCCGCGCCGACTGGTCCCACGCAATCGACCTGTTCGCTCTCGCCGCGTAGCATGTCGAACATGAGTTCTAACGACGAGATCAGCCCCGTCGCCAAGCAGCGGGTCAACTACGCCGTCCAGATCGACGGCATCGGCCAGCCGCTCGCAATCACCTGCGACGACATCGTGGCCGAGGACAACTACGTGCGCTTCATGGACGGCGACGTGCCGGCCGCTGTTGTCCCGGCGCACCGCCTGATCGCCGCGGCCCGAGCGGCGGCCACCTCGTGAGCGCCGATGACCTGATCGCGAAGCTGTCCGCGCCCGCACCCGAAGCCCGGCCGACCGTGGTCGTGCAGCCGGACATCCAGGCGCTGCCCTGCACCGGCTGCGTCATCGACGCCAAGCAGGCCGTCGCCCTCGGCCGCGAACCGCTCGAGCCGCTCCCCGGTACCGTCATGGTCCAGGGCATGCTGCTGTGCGACATCCGGCACGAGCTGAAGGTCGGCCCGCAGCCGCTGCTGATCGCACAGCCCGGGCAGGTCCCGGGCGGTACCTTCGGCTGATGGACATCGTCGCCTTCCTGACCGCGCGGCTGGACGAACGCGAGCAGCTGGCGCGCCACGTTCAACACGCGGTCGGGGATCAGTTCGACGCGCTTATGGGTGTCCTAGGCGAAGCTCACGAGCCGGGATGGCGGTACGGAATCGTGCCGCTGTACCTGCGCAGCCACGACCCCGCGCGCGTGCTGGCCGAGGTGGAAGCAGTCCGAGGAGTCATCGCGATCTACAGCAGGTTCGCCGCCGACTACGACCGCCTCCAGGCAGCCGCGGCCGCCGACTCCTTCGCCGTTGGCCAAGACCAGATGACGATCGCTGCCGTCAGAGTTCGCGCGCTCGAAGGCGTGCTGACCGAGCTGGCCGCGCCTTACTCCGCCCACACCGACTACAACCCGGCATGGGCGGACTGACGTGGACGACGAGCAGCAGCTGTGCGGCGCCACGACCGACATCGACTGGCAGACGACGTTCGAATGCGAACTCCCGCCTGGCCACGCTGGTGACCACGAGATGACTTACGCGTGGTCGAACGAGCCGATCGGCCCGAAGCTGCTGGCCGTCGTTGTGCCGCGCACCGAAGTCATCAACCGCGACCAGCTCTGACGACCGCACCACCGGCCCGACACGGGCACGCCTCGCCGACACGGCACCCACCCCTGACACAGGAGCCGTGCCGACGTGGCGCTCTACAACAACCCCCAGCAGGAATGGCCGCCGCCGTTCCTCGGCCCCATGCTCGCCAGCATGCGGTACTGGTCCGCGTGGTTCTCCGGCGACCCGAACATCCTGTACTGGACGTACTACAACGTCGCCGAGAACTCCCAGACCGGCCGGAGCTTCTTCGCCACCAGCGGCGAGTCCGCACTCCCCACCGGCTACGCCGGCCGCACCCGATCCGGCCTGCTCGGCTCGGTGCAGCGCACGTTCTGGGGCGCCCGGCTCCCCGCTGGCGAGAAACGTTCGAAGTTGCACGTGCCGCTCGCCGGCGACATCTCGGCGATGTCCGCCGACCTGCTGTACGCCAAGCGGCCCGAGCTCGCGCTGCCGCCGGAGATAAACGACCAGGCCACCGCGAAGTGGCTCGCAGACCTCGTCGACGACGACACCCACGCGACGCTGCTGGAGTCCGAGGAGATCTGCGCCGCGCTTAGTGGCGTGTTCCTGCGCGCCAACTACGACACGTCCCTGTCCGACCGGGCATGGCTGGACATCGTCCACCCCGATGCCGCGGTGCCCACGTTCACCCGCGGCAAGCTCACGCGCGTCACGTTCTGGCGCGTCATCCACGACAGCGGCTCCCAGGTGATCCGGCACCTGGAAACCCACGACCTCCAGAACAACCTGATCATCCACGAGGTCTACGACGGCGACCAGAAGCAGCTCGGCACCGCCGCGCCCCTGTCCGCGTTCGACGCCACGGTGGCCCTGGACGAACTCACCGTCGACGGCGTCCTGAACCTGCCCGACCTGCCGCCGGACGCCAACACCGTCGTCTACATCCCGAACATGCGGCCCAACCGGCTCTGGCGCGACATCCCCGAGGCCGCCTACCTCGGCCGGTCCGACTACGCCGGCATCGAGGGCATCATGGACGCCCTGGACGAGACCTACTCGCTGTGGGTCAAGGAGATCCGGCTCGCGCGGCTTCGCCTGATCGTGCCGGACACGTACCTGGACAACCTCGGACCCGGCAAGGGCGCCGTCCTGGACCTGGACCGTGAGGCGTTCGTGCCGATGAAGATGCTCGCCGGCGCCGCGGACAACTCCCAGATCACCGCGAACCAGTTCGCAATCCGATGGCAGGAGCACCTGGAGACCGCGAACCAGCTGATCGGCGAGGCGGTCACGCGGGCCGGCTACTCGGAGCAGACGTTCGGCGAGACCGGCAACACGGCGATGACCGCGACCGAGGTCGAGTCGCGCGAGCGCAGGACGCTGCTGACCCGCAGCAAGAAGATCAACTATCGGCGGCCGCGCGTTGCAGAGATCGTCTACACCCTGATGTGCATGGACGCCGCCTACTACCGCGCGAAGATCACGCCGATTCGGCCCGACGTCACGTTCCCCGACGCCGTGCTGCCCTCCACCGCCGAGCTCGCGCAGACCGCGCTCACCCTCCACAACGCCCAAGCCGCCAGCCTCGAAACCCTCGTCGCCATGGTCCACCCCGACTGGACCCCCGACCAGGTCGCCGAGGAAGTCGGCGCCATCAAGGGCGAAGCCGGCTTGGATCTGTTCGGCCGCGCCCGCATCAGCCTCGCCCCGCCGATGGGCAGCACCGAAACCCTCGGCCAGCAGGTCGAGGACATCAGCGGCACCGTCGTCACCCCGAACGACCCGGACCTGGTGGAGAACGCGGGCCGCTCGGAAGGGATCCGCGTCTGACGTGACCTTGTCGAACGTTTGTGCGACACTGATCCGCGAGGGATCAGCCGACCAGCGCAGGAGCCAGGATGACCGAGACCGCCACCGAAGGCACCGGAACCGACACGGGCACCGGAACCGACGGCGGCACCGGCACGCCCGACTACAAGGCCCTGTACGAGGCGACGCTCGCCGACGCCGAGAAGTGGAAGGGCCTGTCGCGCAAGCATGAGAAGCAGGCCAAGGAGAACGCTGACGCCGGCCAGACCGCAGCACAGCGCCAGGAAGCGCTCGACAAGGTCCTCGCCGCGCTCGGCGTCGACGCCGGCAGCAGCAAGACACCCGACGTCAACGCCATCACCGCGCAGCTGCAGCAGGCCCAGGCCGAGACTCGCGCCCGCGCGGTCGAGCTGGCCGTGCTGCGGGCCGCCGGCCGGAATGGGGCCGACGGCGACGCGCTGCTCGACTCGCGCCAGTTCCTGTCCTCCCTCGACGGCGTCGACCCGAACGACGCCACCGCGGTCACCGAAGCCGTCAAGGCAGCGGTGACCGCGAACCCGCGCTACGCCCTCACCGCCGACACGGCCAGCCAGGGCGCGAACACCAGCCAGCAGCCGCCGGCTCCGCAGCGGCAGGCCTCCACCGTCGGCGAGTTCAACGGCGCCCCCGGCGGACAGCGCCAGTGGACCCAGGCCGACGTCGACCGCGCCACTCCGGCGCAGCTCGAGAAGGCCGTCGGCGACGGGCTGCTGACGAACTACCTGAACAGCTGAGCCCACAGCTCGGCAGCACCACCGCACCGCGCGTCGCCGACACGGCACCGCAGCGGGGCACGACCAGCCGACACGGCATCCTCCTTTGAAAGGGACACGCCGTGTCTGTCACACACTTCAAACCGACATTCTGGTCGAAGGTCCTGCTCGGCAGCCTGGAGAAGAAGTTCGTCTTCGCCTCCGACATGGTCTGCAACAGCGACTACGAAGGCGAGATCACCGGTGCCGGCGACTCCGTCAACATCACCTCGATCGCCGACCCGACCATCTCCGACTACAGCCCGAACGGCACGATCAACTACGAGTCGCCGCAGGACTCCGGCCAGACGCTGCTGATCGACCAGGCCAAGTACTTTGCCGTCAAGGTCGACGACGTCGACGCCGCCCAGGCCGCCGGCAACATGCTGACGTTCATGCAGGGCCGCGGCGCCTACAAGACCGCCGACGCCACTGACCAGTTCATTGCCGGCCTCTACACCGGCGCCTCCCCGACCAACGCCGTCGGCTCCAGCGGCTCCCCAAAGACGCCCGGCGTCTACAGCACGACCAACCCCGCCGACTTCTACACGCAGGTGATCCTGCCGCTCGGCGTCAAGCTCGACGAGGCCGACGTTCCCGACGACGGCAGCCGCTACGTCATCCTGTCGCCCTGGCAGATCGGTCTGCTGGAACAGACCGGCGCGTTCATCAACTTCCCGAACGCCGCCGGCGGGCCGCCACTGGTGATGGCCAACGGCTGGGTCGGCAACGTCGGCCGCTTCAAGGTGCTGAAGTCGAACAACACCGTCAACTACAGCGGGTCGAACTGGATCGTGCAGGCCGGCCACCCGGCCGCGATCACCCGCGCGAACCAGATCGTCAAGACCGAGGCGCTCCGACTCCAGACCACGTTCGCCGACGCCGTCCGCGCCCTGCACGTCTACGGCGGCAAGGTCGTGCGCCCGGAAGCGTTGGCGATCGCCTACGTCACCCGCCCGGCCGGAATCTGAGGAGCGACGACCATGGCACCCACTACTCCGCTTACCAGCTCGAACGTCGCCCGCAAGAGCATCAACGGCATGGTGTCGGCGGCGACCGCCTACAGCATCCAGGCCGGCGACGTCTCCGCTGGCCTGTCGATCCCGCAGTCGCTGTTCGCCGGCAGCATCTCCGGGCTGAACTTCGGGCAGGCCGGCTTCGTCATGGAGCGCATCGACCTCGTCGTCGCGACCACCACCGCCGGCACCGGCTTCTCGATCGTCGTCAAGGCCACCCAGCCCCAAACCGACGTCGGAAAGCAGCACTCGCCGTTCCCGCTGTCCAACCAGGGCGATGTCACCCTGAACGTCAACACTGTCGGCAACTACTACATCGGCCCGCTGACCTCGAACCGCTTCAGCCAGCCCGACGGCTCGCTGCTGCTGAACTTCTCCGGCACCCTCGGCGTCACCACCTTCTGGGTGCTCGTGTCGCCGTGGGCGCCGGCCGGTCCGCGCGGCTGACCCAACCACTCGACAAGGAGCAGCCCCATGTCCGAAACCGAAGCCACCACCGTTGTCGACGACACGCCGGATCTCGGTATCGAGGTCTGGTACGAGAACGTGCAGACCGGCGGGATGTTCGGTTTTGGGCTGCCGCTGCCGAAGCAGATCCTTCCGCAGATCAAGAACGGGAACCTGAAGCGTGTCGCCGGTCCGGCCGGCACGCCCACGAACTCCGCGGTCGCCGTCCTCGAGGCTGACGAGGACGGCGCCGCGGACTCCGGCGAAGACCCGGCGATGTTTCCGTGCGAGGAGTGCGGCGAGACCGCTGCGAAGGACGCCGACGGCTTCTACACCGACCACTGCGCCAAGCACACACCGAAGCCGACCAGCAGCCGTACCAAGAAGGCGTGAGCCGTGGCCCGGGTCTACGCCGCCGTCGCCGACTACGTCACGTGGTCCGGCGACCAGATCACGCCAGCGGAGCGGGTCACGTGGCTTCTGACCCGCGCCTCGGAGGACGTCGACCGTGCCCTGATCGGCGCGGTGTATCCGGTCGACGCCAACGGCATGCCGACCAACGCCACCGACATTCAGACGTTCAAGGACGCCACGTGCGCGCAGGTCGCTTTCCGGCTGGAGCTCGCCGACGACACCGGCGCCGCCTCCCGCAACGACGCCACCAGCATCGGCGGCATCTCGATTCACCGCGCGGCCGGCACCGCGGCGCTGGCACTCCCACCGCTCGGCCCGGAAGCCCTGAAGATCCTGCACCTGGCCGGCGCCGTCGGCGTCGCTGCGATGACGAACTGGTAAGGAGAGCCCGATGCCTGTCTACTGGCCCTTCTTCGGAGCTGTCGACAACGTCGCCGAACCGTCGCAGTTGCCCGGCGTGAACCGGGGCACGCACCGCGGCTTCACCAAGAGCCCGAAGCCCAAGCCGCGCAAGCGCAGGTAGCGCCGTGCAGCTGCCGCCGACCACCTTCGTCGACATCGCCCGCGCCACCGGCGTCGACGCCTACGGCGACCCGACCGACGTGAACAGCGCCCCGCACGCCGTCGCGGTGCCGGCCGCGCTCGCTTCGACCTCGCGAACCTCGCAGGACCCGGCGACCGGCACACCCCGGCAGGTCACCACCCTGACGTGTGTGCTGCCGCGTGGCACCGACGTCCGCGACGACGACCGCATCACCGACACCGCCACCGGCGCCACCTACTACGTGACCGCGATCAACACCGGCACGTCGTACGGGTTCTCGGCCGGGATCGTTGCGACCCTGTCGGCGGTTGGCGCATGACCGTCACCACCCTCGAGCCGGCACCTGCACAGCAGCAGCCTGATCTGCGGGCCCTGTCTGACGCGCAGGCCGCCGCGCTCATCCTCGCCGAGCTCGCCGCGGCTGATGCCGCCTCGTGGCCGCTTCGTCTCGCTCTCGCCCAGATCCGGTCTCAGCTGACCGGACGCCAGCAGCTCGGTACGGTGCTCGGACGCGAGACCGCGGTCCGGGACCTGAAGGCGTGGACCGGGCAGCAGCTGCGCGACACCGCCGGGCTGCTCGACCGTCCGGCGGTCGCCGCGGTGCTTCGCCAGGCCGCCGAGACCGCGGCCGCCACCGGCGCGGCCAACGCCGCCGCCCAGGCCGGCATCGCCGAAACCATCACGCCCCGCCTCGACCCGGCCGTCGCCGCCGTCACCCGCACCGCGCCGACGACCGCGGCCGCGCACCTTCGCACCGCCGTACAGGCCCTGTCCGGCGCCCAGGACGTGGCAGACGTCGAACAGGCTCTGGCGATCGCCGACCGGGCCCCTGCGTCGCTCACGCTGGCTGCTGGCTGGGCCGTGAACCGTGCCGCCGCCACCTCGGTCCGGGCGACTGCCGCCCGGCTTGGCGCCGAACTGCTGTGGATCTCCGAGAGGGACGCCTGTGTCGTGTGCCTGGCGCTGGCCGGCCACACCGCGGACCCGCGCGTCGGCGACGGCTTCGACGAGTTCACCACGTTCGGGCCGCACCGGCCGCCAGCGCCGTGGCCGCCCGGTCAGCCGCTGCTGTGCCCGCCGCGGCATCCGCACTGCCGCTGCCAGATCGTCGTCTGGCTCGGCGCGGCCGCCGGCCAGCCGGATCTCCCGGCGTCGCTGATGCACGAGGCGAAACGCAGCATCCTGCGCGGCTTCTCCCGGCCGTCGGAGTCGCACACGATCCGGATCGCCGCGGCCCGCAAGCTACTGGCCGCCGGCTCTGCCGACATGCCGAAAAGCGTCCGCGCCTACGCCGCTCACGCGGTGGAGCGTGGCCGATTCCCCACCCGAGACGTGCCGCACTGGCACCCGAGTAGTAGGAGCACAGCAGCATGACACTGGACGAGATCAAGGCCGCGATCGGCGAGAAGATCGACGAGGCGTGGCACACGCTGAAGGACGAGGTTAACCCGGACGCGGCCCGCGCGCTGGCGAGCAAGCTCACCGCCGAGGTGTACGCGCACGTCCTCGAGGTCGAGGCGCACCTCATCAACCACGTCCTCGGCAACGCCGCGCCGCCTGCAGACCCGGGTGCGGTCCAGCCGAATGAGCCGCCCGCTGCCCCGGCGGACGCCCCGACCGGCATGGCCGCCCACCCGCCGGCGTCCGCCGACGAGTCAGTCCCGGCCGACGTCGTCGAGGAACCGCCCGCGCCGACCGCGAGCTGAGAGCCGCGTCCGCGCCGCGGCCCGGGCCCGGCGCGGATGCTCGCACACTAGTTCGACAAGGCGCTATCCTGATCGCAGCTTCGTCAGCCCCCGCCCGTAAACGGCGGGTCGGAGCCACCCGGAACACCGATCCGTAGAGGGCGGCGAGGAATGGCTGACGTGCGCGTAGAGCTGGCACCCGATGCCGAGATCCGCGCATTCCTCGCCCGCGCCACCGGCGAGTTCTTCGACACCCGGCTTGGCCCCGACGTCACCGCAGATGCAGTCCGCGGCTGCCCGGTCCTGACCGGCCGACTGTCCGGCTCACTCGACCACACCGTCCTCGGCGAGGCCGGCCAGCTGCCGACGCTGATCGTCGGCTCGTTCCCGGACGAGGAAGGCCGGGTCGACTACGCGGCCGCGGTCGAGATGGGCTTCCACGGCCTGGAGCAAGTCGCCGCCCACACCCGCAACGGCCACCCGGTCGCAGCCTTCGAACGCCAGGGCAACACCCCCGAACAGCCGTACCTTCGGCCGGCGCTGTACCGCAGGCGGTCCGCATGACCACCCTGCTGCTGCCCAACAGCGAGCTGGTCGCGTGCGCGTGGCTCGCGCAGATCTCGGGCTGGAACACGGGCATGGTCGGCACCACGCTGCCACGGATCGGTCCGACCGGGCCGCTGCCGGACTGGATCGCGGCCGGTTTCGTCACGGTCGGCGTTGTCGGCGGCACCCCGGGCTCGCACGTGCCGCTGGCCGAACCGGCGCTGTCGGTGAACTGCTGGGCCGTGAACGCTACCTGCGCCGGCATTGGCCAGCCGATCAACGTGTCGCCGCGGCCGCCGTGGGGGAAAGCGGCGCAGCTGGCCGAGCAGATTCGGTACGCCGTCTACGTCCTGGACCGCGGCATAGGGCGGCACGTCGCCATGGCAGTGCCCGGCTACGCCGGCGCGGCCGTCATGTCCGCGCTGATGCTCACCGAGCCCCGCCGTGTCCCGGCGGACATTGCTGGCTATGCCCGGTTTCAGTTCGACCTCCAGCTCGACTGGGTGACAGGGAGCCTGTGATGCCCAAGATCCGCACCGTGTTCCGACCCTGGGAAGAGGTCGAGGTCCCGGACGAGGAGGCCGCGGCGATGGCCCGCATGGGCCTGCTCGCCGCCGACGCGCCAGAGGAGGTGAACACCGATGGCGACACCGAAGAAGGCGGCGAAGACACCGCATCCGGGATTCCAGAAGGCAGCAGCGAAGATCGCCCGCAAGGAGGGCGTAAGCCCCGACGCGGCACGCCGGATCCTCGCATCGTCGACGCGGAAAGCAAGCCCGGCAGCGAAGCGGGCGAACCCGAACCTCAAGAAAGTCCCGATGAAGAAACCCAAGAAGGGCTGAGCTGATGGCTCGCTACAACTTCTCGACGCAGAACACCATTCAGCCCTTCACCCGGCTGACCGGTCTGCGCGGCACCTACCAGGCGATGACCGGGTTCACCGGTTTCCAGTGGTCGAACTCGGGCCAGGAGATCGTCGCGATCATCAACGGCGCGACCGCCTCCAACTACACGATCAACATCGGCACCACGATCGAGGGCCAGGGGGTCACGGCCCTCACCGGGGCGCTGCCGACGTCGAACACCGACCCGATTTTCTTTGGGCCGTTCCCGTCCGACGTCAACCAGAAGGACGGCCTGGGCTCCGTCTACTTCGACCTGTCGTCGGTGGCCACGGTCACCGTCGCCATCCTGCGCATGGTGGGGGTGTTCTAGACCATGACGATGACGATCACCCCATACAACCTGGTACAGGGCCCTGCGGACCTGTACGTGGCGGCGTTCGGCACCACCGAGCCGCTGGACTCCAACGCGACCGTGGCGGCTGGGCCGCCCGGAGGCTTGTGGATCGGCGTCGGTGGCACCGATGCCGACGTCACCATGGAAGTCGACGTCACCATCGATGACCTCAAGGTCGACCAGATCATCGATCCGGTCGGGGGCCGTCCCACGGACCGGTCGATCACCATCAAGACGCAGTTGCGCGAGGTCACACTCGCCAACTTCGCCAACGCCGTGAACGGCATGGTCACCACCACCGTCAGCGGTTCCTACAGCGTGCAGGAGCCGGTCGGGGCCTCCAACGCCACACAGCCCTCGTACTCCGCGCTGATCTTCGACACGTGGGCGCCGACGCTGTCGACAGGTCTGCCGGCCCGCCGCCGGATCATCATCCGCAAGGTCCTGTCCAAGCCGAAGATCCAGCTGGTGTCCGGTAAGGGCAAGAACGCGATGTACGACTGCACTTGGCAGGCCTACTACGTGTCCGGCAGCACGCAGCTGTACCACCAGGTCGACCAGACTGCCTGATCCCCGCACGTCTCGTTTCAGCCCGGCTTGCGCGCTCAGCCCGCGCCGGCCGACGAGGAAGGACACCCCGATGCCCACCAAGACCGTCCGCGCCCGCAAGGTCGCAGCGTCGCCGACGGCTGCCCCGGAGCAGCCGTTCATCGACCTCGACGAAGACGCCCTCGACCCCGACAGCGTCGAGAAGTTCCTGCTGTTCGAGTTGCACGGCGTGCAGTACCACATCCCGGTCGAGCAGCCCGCCGGGAAGATCTACACCTACATCGACATCGAGCGTGAGCAGGGCCCTGAGGCCGCGATGTGGTGGATGTTCGGCGACCTGCTCGGCGAAGACGGTGCCGCGGCGCTGCGTAACTATCCCGGCCTGCGCCGCAAGCACCTGCGCGCCTTGCAGCTGCGGTGCGTGGAGACGCTGCGGGGCCCAAAAGACTAGAAGCGGCCTGGGTTTTCGACCTGATTGACGAGGTCGAATCGGATCTGTCGAGGTTCCATCGGATAGAGAGGTGGCAGGAGATGCCGGGGCCACGGTTCTGCCGCCTGGCGTCGCTGCTGCCTGCCTACGGCGGCGCCGTAGCGCGCGCGCTGGCCGCATCAGCGACACCGGCGCCGGACCCGCTTCTGCTGCCCGTCCCCGACCGACCGCTCGTAGCCGAGCCGACACCGATCACCCCGGCGGTTGCGGCCCTGGGCCCGCACGCCGACCTGTTCAGCTTCGCCACCACCGGCGGCGACGGTGTCTGACGGCTTCCGCATAGCCACCGCCTACGTTGCGGTCGAAGCCTCCGACGAAGGCTTCCGCGCCCAACTCGACGCCAAGATCAAAGAGGCGGCCGAAGGCGTTGCCGCGAAAGTCAAGGTCACCCCCGACGCGGACGGCCTCGCCGAGAAGATCCGTGCCGAAGCCGCCGCTGCCGACGCCGAAACCCACATCCGCGTCAAGGTCGACGAGACCGGCGGCGGCATCACCTCCGAGCTGGACGCCCTCGGCTCGCAGGCGGAGACCGAAGCTGACGCGATCGGCGGCCGCATCGGCAGCGCGCTCGGCAACGGCCTGTTCCGGGACGCCAACGGCTACATCCGCAACGCGTCTGGCCAGTTCGCTTCCGACGAAGAAAAGATCGCCGCCGGGCTTGAAGACCTCGGCACCAAGGCCGACCGCAGCGGCCAGAAGCTTACCGGCGCCGGGAAGAGCGCCCGCGACGCCGGTCGCGACGCCGGATCCTCCACCGGCGGCTGGGGCGCCTTGTCCGGTGCGGCCGGTGGCACCGCCACGGCTCTGAAGGCCGTCGCCGGCATCTCCCTCGTGCCGACCCTCGCCGCCATCCCTGGACTGGCGGCCGGGGCCGCGGCCGGCCTCGGTGTGCTGATTGGTGCCGCGCTCGGGGTGGCGAAGGCGCTGAAGGACGCCGGCGCAGCCACCGGCGCAGGAGGAGGTGGCGGGCCGTCCGGCGCGCAACTGGCCGCGACGGCCTACTCCAACGCGGTCGCGATCCGCGGCGCCGAACAGCAGGTCTCTGACGCGCGAGAGCAAGCAGCCCGCTCTGCGGTGTCGTCGGCTGAGAGCGTGCAGAACGCTGAACAGGGCGTCGTCGACGCCGAGCGCAACGCTGCCACGGCCGCGCAGAACTCGGCCGCGCAGATCGCCGCTGCGAAGCAGCACGTCGTCGACGCCGCCTACGCCGGGCAGCAGGCCGAACAGGCCTATACGAACGCCGTCTACAACGAGGTGCAGGCGCAGCAGGCCGCCATCAACGCGCGCGCGGCGGCTGCCGACCAGCTGGTCGATTCGCAGAACGCTGCAGCCGACGCGCACCTGGCCACTGAGAAGGCCGCGCAGGACTCGGCGGCCGCACAGAAGGCGCTGGCGCTGGCGGAGGCGAACGGCGCGACCACGGCCGACCAGAAAGCCGCCCTTGACCTGGCCGCCCGGACTGCGGTGCAGCAGCTGGCCGATGCGAAGCAGCGTGAGAAGGAAGCGGTTGAGAAGGCCAACGCCGCGACGAAAGCCGGTGTCGACCAGGCGCCGACGGTGCTGGCGGCCGAGCACGCCGCGCAGCTGGCTGCGGAGTCGACCGTGGCTGCGCAGCACGGCGTCACCCAGGCCCAGCAGCAGCAGGCTGACGCTGCCGCCGCCCTGGCGAAGGCTCAACAGGCCGCCGCCGACCAGCAGGCCGCATCTGACGAGCAGGTCGCGAAGGCCCGGCAGTCCCTGGCCGATGCGCAGCGGCAGGCCGATCAGCAGCGTGAGGACTCGGCGAAGTCCGTCGCCCGGGCCGAGCAGAACCTGACTGACACCATCAAGCAGCAGCAGCTGGCCGCGTCCGCCGCGAACTCCGGCGGCTCGGCGGGCGCGAACGCCTACGCGCAGGACATGAAGAACCTGTCGCAGGCCGGCCGGGACTTCGTGACCACGGCGTTGGGCATGAAGAGCGAGCTGCACGAGCTGTCGCTGGAAGCCCAGACGGCGACGCTGCCCGGGTTCACCCAGATGCTGAAGGACAGCAACCACCTGCTGCCGGTGGTGCGCGACGGCATTCAGAACACAGGCCACGCCCTGTCGGACATGGCGCTGGGCTTCGGCCACCTGTTTGCGAACCCGCAGTTCAACGCGTCTGCGATGCAGTTCGAGCAGATTGTCACCGGTGGTTTCGGTCAGTTCACCTCGGCGTTGCCGCCACTGCTGAACGCGATCGTCACCGACGGCGTCCGCGCCGCCCCGCTGATCAACGCTGTCGCGCTCGGCGTCCACCAGCTGATCGAAACCGGTTTGCCCGATTTCCTGTCCGGGCTGACCGTCAACTCGGCAGGCGCCGCCCAAGGCGTCGGCGCGCTGTTCCGCGCGGTCGCCGGGCTGCTCGGCCCGGCCGGGATGCTCACCGGCGCTGTCGCGGGCGCCCTCGGACCAGCCCTGGACAATCTCGAGCCGACGCTTGTCACGATGGCCGACGAAATCGTCGGCAACCTGCTGCCGATCATGCCTCAGCTGTCGACCGACCTTGTCGACGTCGCCCAGGTAGTCGGCCAGCTGTTCCAGGCAGTCGAACCGGTCATCCCGATGCTCGCCGACGACCTGGCCACCGGACTGCGCATCGTCGACCCGCTGCTGAAGGACCTGGCGAAGTTCCTCGGCGACAACCAGCAAGAGGCGACCACGGTCGCCGAGGGCATCCTCGGGATCATTGCCGCGATGAAGGCCTGGAACACCGTCACGTCGATCACACAGGGCGCGACCAAGGCCGTCACCGGCCTCATGGACAAGTTCAAGACGTCGGCGAAGAACGCCGGGGAGGAAGCGGAGAAGGCCGGCGCGAAGGCCGGCGCCGAAGGGTTCGCAGGGAAGGTCGGCAACGCGATCCCGATCGTCGGCGCCGCCGTCACCGGCGTCATTGCCCTGGCCCAGTGGTACCAGCACACCCAGGACGCCGCGCACAACGCGTCGACCAGTGTGGACGGCTTCACCACCGCGCTGCTGAACTCCGAGTCCAACACCGACAACGTGATCCCGACATTGGACACGCTGTCGCAGAAGATGACCAGGCTTGGCGCGGACACCTCGAATGCCCAGGATCCGATCGCCCAGACCGGTGTCGGTCTGATCGAGCTGTCGAAGAAGATCGGGCTGACTACCGACCAGATGCGGAACTACGACGCTGGCCTGGCAGCGATGGTCTCGTCGGGCAACGGTGACCGCGCGGCGAAGATCGTTTCAGAGCTGGCGGACGCCACCGACGTCCACGGCAACAAGATCGTGGATGTCACCAAGGATTTGCCGGCGTATCAGGCGGCGATCCAGAAGGCGGGGACCGACCAGCTTCAGACGAACCGGGCTACGAAGGACGGCGCCGACGCGGTCCAGAACCTCGGCGACAAGATCAATAACACGACCGACAAGTACAAGTACATGTCGGACACGATGAACAGTAGCGAGGCCCTGGACCGGTTCCACCTCCAACTACTCGACCTCTCGAAAGCCGCGCAGGACAACGGGACCAGCCTGGACGGCAATACCCAATCGGGACTTCGGAACCGGCAGGCCTTCTCTGACCTCGCCGACCAGATCCGCGAATACGGGCAGAAGCTGAAGGACTCCGGCGATGTGGACGGCGACGTCGGCTTCAAAATGCAGGGGCTGATCGATCAGCTCGAGGAGACCGGCAAAAAGTACGGCTATAACAAAACCCAGATCGACGACTACATCAAGAAAATCGGCTTAATCCCGCCAACCGCACTAACCACGCTCAACCAGCGCGTCGCCTTCCAGATCGACCAGGAGGCGATGGCTGCCGCCTTGAACAACATCGACCACGTGGTTGGGCAGCACCACCTCATCCCAGGCAACGCCGCCGGCGGACTCATCACCGGGCCGGGCACCGGCACCTCCGACAGCATCGTCCGGCGCGTCTCCAACGGAGAGTTCATCATGCCTGCCGACTCCGTCGCCCGCTTCGGGGTGCCGTTCATGGAGTCCCTGCGCAACGGCCAGATGCCCGCGGCGCCGACACCGTCCGCGGCGCCGGTCACGGTCAACTTCTACGGCACCCAATACCCGACCGTCGAGCAACAGCAGGTCCTGATGCGCGACCTGGCACTTGCGGTGAGGCGATGATGGCCGACCTCGGATACTTCACCGGCGGCATCACCTTCACGCCTCCGCTCGGCGCCGGGCCGTCAACCGATCTTGAGTTCGGGGCGGTCGACGCCAACGGCACCTGGTGGCTGCTACGGTCCTGGACCGGCATGGACGGCGTCGCCACCGCGGGCCAGGTCGTGCAGCGCGCCGGCGACCATGGCGCCTGGGCGCCCCCGCAGTGGTACGGGCCGCGCACCATCACGCTGCTGGTGCAGGCGACCGCGCAGTCGCAGGCGCTTCGGGACGTCGCTCGGGCCTACCTGCAGCAGGCCATCCCGGTCGGTAGCGACTCGAGTTTGGCCACGCTGCGGTGGGACGAGCCGGTGCCGGTCCAGCTGCAGGTGCGTCGTTCCGGGCCGATCGTCGAGACCTACTCGACGCTGGTGGATGTGGTGTTCTCGGTGCCGCTGGTGGCGCCGGACCCGCGCAAGTACAGCACCGTCTTGCATCAACTGACCGCGACGCAGGCCTCCGTCGCGGCCGGGCTGGCGCCTCCGCTGACACCCCCGTTCACACTCCCGGCCGGCGCCCCGCCGATGGCGGTCGCCTGCACGAACGCAGGCAGCTTCGAGACGCGCCCGGTGGTCAGCATCACCGGGCCGCTCACTAACCCGGCTGTGGTGAATCAGACCACCGGCCAGGTGGTGAGCTTCAGCGGTATGACGCTCGCTGCGACCGACATTTTGGCCGTCGACTTTGCGGCCAGGCAGGCGTTGCTGAACGGCGTCTATCGGCCGTCGGACACCACTAGCTCGTGGTGGGTGATGCCGCCCGGCACGACCACGGTCCAGGTGACCGGCACAGGCGCGACCGGATCGCAGATGACCGTCGCGTGGCGCGACGCGTGGATATAGGAGGGCTGAAATGCCGCTTGGTGTGAACGCCCACGCGGGCGCGTGGCTTGACGGCGTACAGGTCGCCGCGCAGGATCTGCGGTTGCAGCTGGGGGGCGCCTTCCTGACCGGCGCATCGCCGTCGGGGTCGACCGGCATCGCCGCGCGGCCCGGGGTGCGGTACGGGACTGGCAACCCGCTGCTGGTTCAGGCCTCCTCCGGCATGAACATCACGGTCAACGCCGGTGTGGCGTGGGTGCAGGGTACGGCGTCGGCGACTGCGGGCATGTACACGTGCTGTCTGGACACGACGTCGACGTTGACTGTTGCGACGTCGGACCCGACAAACCCGCGCATCGACAACGTCATTGTGCAGGTGACGGACGTTGGCACGAGCAGTTCGACGACGGTAGTGACGTTGCAGACGGGTACCCCGGCGGCATCTCCTGTCGCGCCGACGCTGCCGGCGAACTCGCTCCTGCTGGCGACGATCGCGGTCGGCGCGAACGTCTCCTCGATCACTGCGGGCAACATCACCGACAAGCGCGTTTACTCCGTCGCCACCGGCGGTATCGTGCCGATGACGAACGTCACCGGCGGCCTCAGCGGTCAGGCCGGGTTGTATGCGCACGACCTGTCGACCGGCCGGCTGAAGGCCTCTGACGGCTCTGGCAACGCAGCCCAACCGAAGATCGGCGCGTTCGCGCCCGTCAAGCAAACGCTCACGGCCACCACGGCTAACATCGCCCCCGGCGCGTCGGCGACCATCCTGTCTGCCTCGATCACCACCGATGGTGCTACCGAGATCAAAATCGAAATCGGCTGCTACGGTATCGACCAGGCAACGATCCACGCGGGGGACTGGGGAGAACACCAGATCAAGCTCGACGGCACCATCGTCGACAGCGGTCGGTTCTCCTGGCAGATGCCCGCGGCCAGCGCGGGCGGCACCCCAGAGGGGTGTGGCGCGGGCATTTTCGCCGCATACGTCACGCCGTCGGCCGCGACCCATACCGTCACCTGGGTACTGCAGAACGCAGCGTCGTCAACCCAATCAGTGCGGATCTTCATCCCTACTGGCAGCCCTTCGCAGTTCTACTCGACACTGCGCGTCGGGCCGGCCTTCAACTAGCGATGTCCACCTACCGGTACATGACCACCGACGTGATCACCGGCGCGGTCCGGGCCGACACGATCCCGCTGCACGTCGACAGCTTCAGCCACAACCTCGGCGGCGTCGGCCAGCCCGGCCGGCTGTCCGGCTCACTCGACCTCGGCGCACTCCCGTCCCAGTCGAACCTGCTCGCCGCGTTGGAGCCGCGCCGCACCCTGTTGTGGGTGCTCCAGGACAACTGGCCCGTGTGGGTCGGCGTTATCTGGGACTGGCCGGTCACATCCGTGCGTTCCAACCAGCTGCCAATCCTCGCCGACGAGGTCGGTTCGCTGTTCCTGCGCCGCCAGATCCGTGAGGACCAGCTGGGATTCACTGGCTTCGACCTGCACGACATCATCCAAATACTGTTTCTCTACGGCACCAGCAAGACCAACGCCAGCATCGCGCAGCTGGTGTACCAGTCTGGTTCGACCGGCATCGTGCCATCCCCGGCGCCGACGTTCCCAGCCGCGAACGTGCCTACGGTGCTCGACACCGTCAACCAGGTCTGCGCTCAGTACGGCGTCGAGTACGCCTTCGACGCCGGCTTTACCCCGACGAGCGCGCTGCGGATTCTGCTGCGGATCGGGATCGCGGCCACCATGGGTCGTCCGTACAGCGCCACCAACCTGGAGCTGATTTACCCGGGCAACCTGATCGACTACGCGTGGCCGCGGACCGGCTCGACTGGCGCCAACAGCGTGCTCGCAACTGCCTCTGGCGGTGGTGGCGCGGCGTGGCTGTCGAACACGGCCACGCACGGCCTGGACAGTGCGGATTTGGCAGCCGGCTACCCGCTGCTGGAGGCGTCGGTGTCCTACAGCGGCAACCCCATCACTGCGCAGTCCCAGATCGACGCGGTCGCTGATGCCCGGCTGGCCCAGGTCGCGAAGAGCCCGACGATCGGTAAGGCAGTCCTGGCCGGCGGTCAGACGCCGACGGTGCAGCAGATCCAGTTGGGCGATCACGCCACCCTCGTTGCGACGTCGCCGTTGCACCCGGCCGGCCCGGGCGGCACGCCAGGCTTGATTGTGGATTCCAGGATCATCGGCTGGACGGTGCACCCGGCGAGCGAACAGCAGACCGAGTACACAGAGCTGTTCCTAGGCGGTGTGTCCACGTGACCGGCTACCCGACCCCCTGGGAACAGAAGTGGGCATCCGACCAGGCCGAGTTGCTACGGAAGGTGGAGTCCCTCGAGCATCAGATCAACCAGCTAGTTACCGGCGCCGTTGCGGTCACCTCGACCACCCACCCGTCGAATCCCACGACGGGGATGCGGATCTACGAGGTCGACACGGACCTCGAGGCGTACTGGAACGGCACGGCGTGGGTCTATCCGCCGCAGCTGCTTGCCAGCCTGGTGCTGACCGGCACCGCGGCCTCGATGCCGCTGACGGTTCCGGGCGGCGTGTTCAGCAACCTGCGGGTGGTGTGGACCGGTCGCAGTACCAACGCCGGCACCGCCGACTACATGTGCCTGCAGCTCAACAACGACACCACGAACACCCACTACACGTGGCAGTTCAACCAGAGCAACGTCACGACGGACTCCAGCGCCGGAAGCGCCGGCACGACCGACCGGATCCGCATCGGGACCCTGAACGCTGCGGGTGGTACATCCGGCTACCTCGGCAGCGGAGCTTTCGAGATCCCCAACGCCAACGGCGGCAGCAACTTCAAAGCCCCGTCCGGCTACTCCAATTCCGCCAACTCATCTACCAACGCGTATTCCGGCACCTACGGCGGCATGTGGCTACAGAACTCGGCCGTCACCTCGATCACCTTGTTCGCGAACAGCGGCAGCCTCTCCGCAGGCTCAGCGTTCTTGTACGGGGAGTGAGCAGCTACGATGACTAGAACTGATGTTCGAGCTGGGGGTGTGTCGTGGCTGCGATGACCGTCTACGGCAAGCTGCTCAGCCCGGCCGCCTCGGCGCTTGCGCAGTCGGCGCTGACGGTCACCCTTGTCGACTACAACAACGAGCCGGTGCTCGGGTTCGACACGGTCGGCCTCACCGAGGTCGGCGGCCAGCTGCCGGTCACGGTGAATGCCGACGGCACCTGGACGCAGGCGCTGCTGCCGAACGCGCAGATCCGGCTGGCCGGCGGGACAGTGGCGACGGCGTGGCGCATCACCGAGGGCGGTGCTGGCGCGTCGTTCACCTACTGGATCGTCGTCGTGGCGGGGAATCCGGCCGTGCCGGTGTGGGTCGGCGACCTCGTCACCACCCTGGTCGGCGGCGCGGCGTTCCCGGCACCGGTGAACCTGGCGCTGGCCGGGAATCTGACCGTCGCCGGCGTGTTCACCTACGACGGCGTTACGATCACCGCACCTCCCGGCATTACCACCAAGTTCCTCGCCGGCGACGGCATCTGGCGAACCCCGGCCGGCGCGGTCGGCGGCGTCTCAAGCTTCAACAGCCTCACCGGCGACGTCGTTGCGACCGCGTCTACGGTCGGCGCGCTGGCCATCACCGCCGACCTGGCCGACATCGCGGACCCTGTGGCCGCGCGTACCAACCTGGGCCTGGGCAACTCGGCCACTCGGGCCGTCGGCACCGCGGCCGGGACCGTCGCCGCCGGAGACGACGGCCGTTTCGCCACCGCCGTCCAGTCGTCCACCGCCACCGCCAAGGGAGACCTCCTCGCCGCAACGGCGCCCGGAACCATCGCACGGCTCGGCGTCGGCCCGGACGGCGACCTGCTCGTCGCGGACTCCACCCAGACCAGCGGCATGGGCTGGAAGGTGATTCCGCGCGACCCGTCGGCGTCGAAGCTGGGCCTGGTGGTGCAGCCCTTCCCGATCGAGGCGTGCAACCGGGTCGGGCTCGGCCTGTCCTCCGGGGATCTGATCTCCCCACTGGGAATGGCCACCGCTACTACGTCGGTTGTCCGGATCGGGCTTTGGCTGACGGCGGCCGGGTCGGGCCCGACCGGCGGCAGTTACGCAGTGATCCAGGACGTGGCGGGGAACGTACTGGCCTCCAGCGCCGACATCACGTCGCAGCTCACGAACGCCGCGAACGTGGGGACGTTCGTCGAACTGGTCCTGACCTCATCAGCATCGGTGGTCGGCGGCGTCAACTACCGCCCGGGGATCCTGACGCAGATGTCGACGAACCCCAAAACGGTCGGGACGCTCGCGGACGACGGCGCGTTTCAGATGCCGTCGATCCGGGGTCTCAGGCCGTCGGTGTTCTGGTCCGGGCTCTCGTCGGTGCCGACGGCTCTCGATCCCGCGGCCGCCTCCACAGCTTTCGCCGGCTACTGGATCACAGCCCTGGGGGCGCCGTGATCACGAATCGTGAGGATCCCGCATGATCGGCTTCGACTACACCGACCGCATCGCCCCGGCAGCGCTGAAGGCCGCGGGCTGCTCAGTGGTCTTCCGCTACCTGTCCGTACCGGGCTGGCCCAAGAATCTGACCGTCAGCGAGGCGCAGGAGCTGCTGGCCGCTGGCATCGCGATCGTGCTGAACTTCGAGACGACCGCCGACTTCATGCTCGGCGGCTACAGCGCGGGCCAGGCCTGCGCGCACTCGGCTCGCGCGCAGGCCACCGCACTTGGCGCCCCGCGCACGGCGCGGATCTTCTACAGCGCCGACTTCAACGCCTCCGCGGGTCAGACCCCGGCCGTCGTAGATTTTCTGCGAGGCGCCGCGAGCGTGGACGGTCAAGCCGAGGTCGGGGACTACGCCGGTCTGCGAGTGGTGACGGCGGCCGACGCCGCGGGGTTCACCGCGTGGCAGACCGTCGCATGGTCCGGCGGCCAGTGGGATCCGCGCGCGGTCGCCCGACAGACCGGCGAGCAGCGCTACGTGGGCGGCGTCCAGGTCGACGTGAACGAGATCATCAACCTGTCCGGCCTCGGCGTCTGGAGCTCGAGCCCGGAACCCGCGCCGAACCCGGCGCCACCAGCTATTTCCTCGACAGATCCGGAGGACGACATGCCCACGTTCAGCACTGGAGAGATCAGGCCCGGCGCCGGGGTCACCACGGTGGTGTGCCCTCCGCCAGCGAACGCCGGCCGGGCCGGCTGGGGGGACGTGTGGTTCTCCCTGGGCTCTGACTTCGGCGACGCCCACGTCCGGGTGGCCGCCTTCGTCCACGGGTTGGGTTGGACCGACTTCACGCAGGACTTCCTGGTGCCGGCGGCTGGCGACCGCGTGAACCCGTTCGGCGGCCCGCTGCCGACCGGCGTGCAGAAGATCAGCATCACGCGGCTCGCAGGTAGCGAGAACGTGCCGCTGTCCTACCTGATCGAGGCGACGCACCGATGAGCCCGCACCTGAAGGCTCAGCTACTGCGGTTCGCCCGGTTCACCGCGCTGGCGTTTGCCGCCGACTTCCTGGCACGTGGCGGACAGGTCAGCTGGGGGTCGATATGGACCGTGCTTCCGGGCGCGGTCGAGGCCGGTATCCGGCAGGCATTCCCGGTCGCGCCGCTGCCGACGGGGTCCGCGGCCCCGGCCCCGGCGCCGGAAGACCCGCCTACACCGCCCGGTGCGTCCTGATGTCCTTGTATGAGGACAACAGGCTGAAATTCACGCTCGCTCCGGACGTGCTTCAACGGATGCCCGATCCGCTGATCGTGGTCGACGCGACCGGCCGGATCCGGATGGTGAACGAGCGGGCGTCGCTGCTGACCGGCTACACCGAATCCGACCTGCTGCACCGGCCGATCGAGGATCTGGTGCCGCCGCCGCTGCAGTCAGAGCACGAACGCTACCGCGGCTCCTACATGCAGGACCCGCACACCCGGCCGATGGGGGCCGGGATGCGGCTGGAGATGGTCCACGCGGACGGATCCCTGATCCCAGTCGAGATCAACCTCGCGTGGCTGACAGCTCCCGACGGGAACTTCGCCATCGCGACCGTGCGCCGGACGGCGGCTGAGCCTGGAGGCCAGGAGGCATGAACGAGGCGCTGCTGGTTGCGCTGGGAAGCGTGATCGGCGCGCTGATCACTGGGCTTCCGGCGATGCTGAAGGCCCGTTCGGAGCGGCGGTCGACGGATGCGAACGCCGAGCTGATGCTGCAGCACGCCGCCGCAGAGGCGGTGCAGACCGTCCAGGGTGCGGCGCGGCATGCGGTGGAGAGTGCCCGCGCGGATGCGGACTATGCGGAGGCGAAGGCGTCGGCCGCGCATCGGGAGGTACGGGAAGCGCAGGCTGAGCTGATCCAGATGAAGGAGGACTTCGCGGCGTTCCGCGCGGAGGTCGCCGCGGAGCGTGCGGCGCTGGATCGGGATCATCAGCGGGAGATGGCGGAGCGGGATGCAGTGATCCAGGCGCAGCGCGCGGAGATCGGGGATCTGCGGGTGCAGCTGCGGATGCTGGAGGAGAAGGTCCCGGACTAGGTGCCGAGCGTCATGTTGAAACCACCAACCACGTCGGCCGGCCCGAAGGTCTGCGTCCCGCGGTGGCTGATCGTCACGGTGTAGAGCGTCGCGCCGGCCGGGACCTGAGCGGCGAACGTGAACTGGCAGCCGCCCCCGCCGAACGCTCCGGGCTGGAGGCTGGTCACGGCGAGCGTCTTGCCGGTCTGGTCGCCGATGGTGACGGCGACACCGCCGGAGATGTCCTGGTAGCCGCCGTTGCCGGAGCAGGTGTTGCCGACGCTGCTGTAGTTGCCGTCTCTGAGCTGGAGCATGCCGTGGACCGAGGTTGTTGCGCCGCTTGGCTTACTGGTGGTGCTGTTGGTGGTGTGGCTGAGCCAGCCGGCGCCGAAGCCGATGGCCAGGGCAGCCGCGGCGACGGCTCCGAGGATGCCGGGGCCGAAGCCGCGGCGTGTGGCCGGGGCGGCTGCGGGTCGCACGTCGTAGTCCTGATCCATCGTCCCCCCTCGGTGCCTGATTCAGTGGCCTGACCGTACCGCCGCCCCGTCTTGATCGGTAGCGGCTGGGGGCTTTCCCGGAGCGCCCCGCCCCGTATCCTGAGGTGCCCCTCCAGTTCCGGGGCGCCCCACCGATCTTGCTGGAGGCCTGTGATGCTCCCGAACCCGGAGTCGGTGCCCCGCATGGCCCGGAGCGCTACGCAGGTCGCTGACGTGCGCTCCGTGCCGCTGGACGCGCTGTCGGAGCATGCGGATCGTACGTTGCGCCGGATCGTGCCGCCCGCGGAGACGTTGAAGGCGCCGGTCGCGATGTTCGAAGCATCGCTGTAGCCGGACACGCCGACGCCCGGCCGCATCGGGCCGGGCGTCGTGGTCGTGTTCGGGTCAGTTGCCTCCGTCGCTTATGGCACCCGCCGCCGGGTAGCCGGGTCCGCCGCCGCGATGTCCATCAGCCGGCCGAGCGCGCGCCGGACGTCGACCGCGCCCCGCTCGCCACTGATGGCCTTTAGCTGCTGCCGGTCGAGCTGGGCGAGCTGGGCAAGCGTGCTGTAGCCGGCCAGCTCGAGCTTTGTGATGGTGTCGAGTACCACGCCGTGCCGTAGCAGGTCCGCGCGTTCCTTCGGACTCCACTCCTGGGTCATGGGCGCGCCGCCGTAGACTCACTCTCAGGCGCCCCGGCGCCCGGCGCGTGGATGGCGTCGGGGGTCGGGGCGAGGACGTACACGGCGGTGTTCGTCGGTACGACGCGGACCACGTGCAGGCCGTCGTCGCTGGCGAGCCGGAGCTCGACGTCACCGTGCGGGTCGAGCCGGTCGATGCCGACGACGTCCAGGAACCGGCCGTCGTGGTAGAGGTGGGCGCCGGGCACGATCTCGCAGGCCTTGCGTTCGGCGACGTCGTCACCTTGTGCGGCGCGGCATGCGGCCTGGTACTCGGGGAGATTCCGGGGGCGCGGGTTGATGGGGCAGCCGGCGCGGGGTGGTTCGCTGGGGACGAGCCCCGGCGGTTGGGCGGTGAGAGAAGGCTCGACTCCGCCGGAGCCGAAAGGCCTTCTCCGTGTGGTTTGCACCATCACGGTCCCTTCGTGGTCTGTGGAATTATGATCACCCACCGATGCGGCAGGCTCACCCACCGTATTCCCAGTAGGGCCCTGATGGAAGCCTGGCGCGCCGGTTCCCGGTCGCGCGGGGAGGATCCGCGCGCTGCTGGTTGGCCGCTCAGCCTTCGACGACGCGGTACACGTTGTACTCGAGTTCGACCCATGTCCCGCCGTCGCGGATCTGCCGCCACGCCTCACCGATCGCTTCGGCTTTCTCCTGACTGCCGCCGTGGACGAGCGCGCCCAGGGTGCGGCTCAGACCGGCGTCGTCGAGCTCGGCCAGGATTTCGTCGCGAGTGCCCTCGTGCAGTGCTCTGCGTCTCATGGGGTCAGGGTACGACGGCGGGCGGCCGAGGCGCAGCGGACGCGGTTATGTGTGCACTTTCCGGGGGTCGATCTGGTTGTGGCCCGCTATGGTGCACACATGAGGACCGTGTCTAGGCGCCCCGTCAAGGCCGTGATCTACTGCCGGATCTCGCTGGCCACGCACGGCGACGTCGTGAAGGTGAAGCGCCAGGAGAAGCTGTGCCGCCAGCTCGCCAAACGGCTGGGCTGGGAGGTCGTGCACGTCTACTGCGACAACAATAAGTCGGCATGGCGCCGCGACCGTAAGCGCGAGGACTGGGACGCGATGCTGGAGGCGGTCGAGCGCGGCGACGTCGACGCCATCATCGTCTACCACGGCGACCGCCTGATCCGGCAGCCCTGGGACCTGGAGACGCTGCTGAACCTCGCCGACGGCCGCGGAATCCGCCTGGCCTCGCCGTCCGGCACCCGGAACCTGGACGCCGCCGACGACCGCCGGATTCTGCGCATCGACGCGGCGAACGCCTGCGCGGAGGCCGACAACATCAGCCGCCGGGCCCGCGATGCCCACGCCGACCGCGCAGCCAAGGGCATCGCGCGCAAGAACCGCGTCCGCACGTTCGGGTACAAGCGCAGCGGCAAGATCCACGCCGGAGAGGCTGAGCGGTACCGCGATGCCGCGGCCCGGATCCTGGCCGGCGAGTCGATGCGCTCGATCGTCCGCGACTGGAACGAGCGCGGGATCACCACCACTCTCGGCAACGAGTGGACGACGAACGCCGTCAGGGATGTGCTGACGAACCCGCGCCACGCGGGCCTGTCCACTTACAAGGGCGTCGTCGTCGGTGTCGGCCGGTGGAAGGGGCTGGTCGAGCGGGAGCAGTGGGAGGCACTACAGGCCACGCTCGGCGCGATCGGCGAGCGGTACTCCAAGCCGGGCCACTCCACCGCGACGAGGCATCTCCTGACGGGCATCGCGTTCCACGGGGCGTGTAAGAGCACGGTGAGCGCGCATCACAGCAGCAAGCGTAGGGCGCCGAGTTACCGGTGCAGCGATCCGCAGTGCCCTGAGCAGGTCTGCCGGAACATGCTCCACGTGGATGCGTATGTGCTCGGCGCGGTGTTGACGCGTCTGGCCGATCCGCGGCTGTGGAAGGCGCTGGAGGTGCAGCAGGCTGATGACGGCGCGGGTGCGGAGCTGGCCGCGTTGGAGGCGAAGCGCAAGGCGGCGCAGGCCCGGTTCACGCGGAGCGCCACGATGACCGATGCAGAGCTCGATGCGATCCTGCGGGACCTGAATAAGCAGATCGAGTCGGTGCGGGCGCGGATCGAGTCGCGGAGCAGCGTGCATGTGCTGGCCGGCTGCCGGGATATGACGCGGGAGCAGTGGGATGATCTGCCGATTGATCGGCGGCGGGCGATTGTGCGGGCGACGGTGACCGTGGAGATTCTGCGGGTGACTCGTCACGGGCCCGGGTTCGATCCGGATTCGGTGCGGGTGCTGCCGGTGGAGATGCCGGGGGCGGCCGACTGACGTCAGGTGGCGGGGCGCCGCGTCGGCCGCCGCGCGGGCTATGTGGGGCTGTCGGCAGTAGCACCCTGGAAGCGGCTCAACGCCACTTCGACTGCCTTGCTGAAGACGGTGTGGCCGCTGTAGCGGGCCGGGGAGTCGTCGTCAGCGGCGGAGGAGTGCAGCGTGCAGGTGATCTCTCCGTCTTCGGCCACCGTAAGGGCGGCGATTTCACCTACCGTGTCATCGATGACGACGGTGAAGTGGGGTTTGGGTAAGTCCATGGCCACCTGAGAGCCCTCCCGATTGATCGGCCCGTACGAGGGGTAGGCGATCCATATTTCTCCTGTTCAAGTGGTTACGCAAGGCCCTGAATCTCATCTGATGCGAACACGCGTTCGAACTATGCTCGCAGGTTCCTCACGTATCCGTATCAGTGCCCGATGATGTCTCGTCATGCCTCTCGGCAACGTCGATGCCCGCCTCAGCCAGGACGCCGAAGACTTGGCGGCGCACCCGATCGAACTCGGCGAGCGGGGTACCGGGCGAGGCAGCCATGAACACCTTGTATAGGGCGTCTTCGACGACGTCGATGGGGCGTCCGGCGTCGGTCGCCTGTCCGCGCTGATATCGGCGCTCCAGCTCGGCCTGGCTCTGGGGCTCGGCCGCCACTGCGATGGTTGGTTCGCCGCCGGCTAGAACATCCTCCGCGCTGTCGCCAGTCCAGCCGATCGTCTTGGCGATGGCGCGAAGGGAGGCTTCGCCAAGCTCTTGGCCCTGTTCGAGGCGGCTGATCGTGGATTTGCTCAGGCCGCTGGCCCGGACCATGTCGATCTGCCGCTCCAGGCCCTCGCGCTTCCTTGCCTCAGCGATGAGCCGCATGAGCCGCTCGTAGTGGGGGTTCACAAGGGTCATCATGCCTGAATGGTGACACCAAATGGAATCTCCGTGAATCGCTTTGCCTAGATTTGGCGCACACATGGCGTGATTGTGCATCACGCCGAAGCTCCGCGCGCCCGTGGCGTGGCACCTCAGCCTGAAACGGTGGTCCCCCTTAGGGGCCTCAGCACCCCTTGCGTGAGACTCCAAAAGGTGTCAGGATGAAACCTGTGAAGCCAACGACCACTCCCTCTCCGGATGGGGCAAAGATCGAAGATCTGCGCTGGGACAGGCGGATGTCGATTCCCCAGCTCGCGGCTCAGGTCGGGGTCACGCGGCAGCATCTCAAGCGCATCTGCAAGGGCGAGTGTGGTGCCTCCCTGGAGGTCCAGAAGCGCATAGCCGAAGTGCTTGAAGTCCCTGTGGAGAAGATTCAGCAGGGAGCCTCATGACCCCCGAGGAGCGCCAGCGGCGCGAACTCGACCGCATTTTCCAGCTTGGCCAGCAGCTCGCAGCCGACTGGCCGCCGCTGAGCGACGAGCAGATCGAGCACGTCGCGTTCATCATCAACCCTCGCCTGGCGCCGATGCGCGACCAGACCCCCGCCGCGCTGCCGACAGCGGCGTAGCAAACGAGCCCGCACCTGCGTGAACAGGCCGGGCTCCGGACCAGAGAACCCATCGAGAACCGAGAAGCACCGAAAGGAACTGGTCACGATGAGAG